AATGATGATTATAAACATATATTAACTGAAATGAATCAAATGATGACTACTATGCGAAGTAATAGACCAAATACTTCAAAAATAGAAAATGATATTGAAGGTATTAAAAATTTACTTCAAAAACTACCTGAAACAAGAGGTAGATTTGAAAAAAATATATTGGACCTTCAAACTCAAATGAAGCAAGTATTATCTGAAACATCTGAATTACGTGAAGATATCAATAAAATAAAAGAAAATTTTGGCCAATTAGATACTAAAAATATTGATAAAACAAGTGAATTGAGTGTTTCATTAAATCAATCTGAAACTTTAATAATTTCAGATGATGAAATTATTACAGAACCAATTGTAGAAAAAGCAAGTACAATTACTATTCCAGTTAGAGATAGTGAATTTAAAACAGGACATGATCAATTTTTATTAAAAGCAATAAAAAAAGGTGGAATTGGTCTTGTACGTCAAGATACTGAAGTTAATGATCTTTTAACTCAACATGATGAAGAACAAAAAATCATATCAACTTCAGTAAAAAAACCTGAAGAAACTGAAAAAACTGAAGATAATTAAAAAAATAGAATAATTTAAACTTAAAAAACGAAATTTAAAATTGATTTAACAGTTAATTACGGGAAAACTGCCTAATCCCCATAGACAATAAAAATCTATAAGACAAAGCATTCAGCGAAAAGCGACATTTTATCTGTTTAAACCTTTCTTAGGGAAGATGTTACAGAACCGTCGCCAGAACCGCCGCCAGAACCGCCGTACATATTCTCGTAATACAACCTTCACGATACTCGCCAAGGGAACTCGTTGTAGGTATGGAGAAAATTGTACTGGTAGGAAATGTGCCTTTGACCACAGCGAAGGTATTAATAGAGATGTTGTAAAAAACACTCTATGTCGCCACGACCCGTCATGCCACACTCCAGGTTGCTGGTATAACCATCCACAATTCGTATCTCAGCAAGATGCACTCAAACGGATGCTGCTTGCAGAACCGAATGAATAAGGATGATTTTTTATATTTTATTTTATTTTGGAAAAGACTTATAAAAAACAAAAAAAAATGTATATTTTATTTTGGAAAAGACTTATAAAAAACAAAAAAAATACCAATAATAATAAGGGACTGGATTTTAATGAAAGAAACTCTTAATAAAGCGAACTAATCCTGGTTCATTTCGTTCTCTTTCTTTAACTCTACGAAGTTCAGCAATTGCTTCATTATGTTTTAATAAAAGGTCATTAATTTTCATAGCAAGTAAAACTTTAGTTTCATCATCAGTTTCTTTTTCTTTTTTAACTTGTTCAATTTTTTCTTCATATTTAGTATTATTATCTTTGAATTTTTCTAATAAATGTTTTAATTCAAAATTTTCTTTAGAAACTTCTTCAATTTCTTTTTTAGAATTTTTCATAATTTCTTTAATATTATTATTTTTTTGAAAATTTTCTCTCTCTTGTTGTTTCATTTTCATTCGTAAATGATTTAATTCATCTTGTTGTTTAATATAATTTTCTTGTAAATTAGCTAAACTAGTTTGTAATGAATTTTTCTCATTTTTTAATCGGTTAAATTTTTGTTTAACATCTTTGAGATATTCTAAATGTTTTTTAGCAAGATATGTTTTAATAGATGATTGAATAATAATACATTTATTTCTAACTTTAATAAAACTTTTTCTAATTTGATACATTTTCCAAATACTTTGAATTTTTGTAGCACATTTGATTTTATAATTTTGATAATCATATTTTAGTTGTAATTTTCTACGATAAGTTCTTTGAATAAAAATTATTAATTTTAATTGTCGTTTAGTTTCTTTACGTGCTAAATAACCTCTAAAAATTGCTTGAATTTTTATACATGCTAATATCATTTTCATTTTTCTAACTTTTCTTTTAGCCAACCATCTTCTTGCGAAGGATTGTGTTTTAATAACTTTATTTCTATAATTAATATACCATTTTTTGATTTTCCAACCCTTAAATATTTTTTGAATAGTAATTGCGGATTTATTTAATAAATCATTACGAATTTCTTCAATTTTTTCATATTCATCTTTTTTTAAGAAAATCTTAGTTAATCCAACTTGATATTTACCATAATCAATTGAAAATTTTTTATTTTTTAAAATAAACTTTAGATGTTTATTGTCATAATTAATCTTATTAAATAACATATAATATTTTTCATTAAAATCTTCATGAGTAATTCTAATAGGGAATCCAAATCTTGAAATTTTAATTGCTTCTAATACACCACTATACTTTAATTGATTAATAACTTGATGTTTTTCAAAATTATTAGGATTATTAATATCATTTGGTTTTAAACATCTAATATAATATGGAGTTGTTTTAGAAATAGTTAATAATAAATTATTAAGTTGTCGTTGAAATTGTTTAGTAATGCTAATAGAAGAAATTGTGGTTAAACTTAATAATAATTTTTGGTCAAATGATTTAAAAATTTCATTATCAGATGCGAATAGAGATTTAACAGCAGAATTATTTAATAAATCTTTATTTTTTGCGACAAAAGTATTAATATCATAAGTTACATCACCTGGATAATGATGAATTGTAAATAGTCTATCAATTCTTTCCATTTTAGAAATACTAAGATAGTTACTAGATTTGCCATATTGATATATTTTGTCATAAAGGTCATTATCATTCCCATTTGGAAATAAACATTGTTCATCAATTTTAGCTAATAAACCATGTATTTTATTTTCAAATAAATTAAGACATTCTTGATTATCAGGGAAATCAATAAAATCCCAATCAATTTTTTCTTTTTCATATAATTTTTGTTCATTTTTAAGAACATATTTATTAAATTGTTGTTGTAGACTTTCATTAGCATAATTAATACATATTTGTTCAAAACTATTTTTACCAAAAACTTCAAATCCAAAAATATCTAATAATCCAATAAATTGTGAATAATTATTGTTATAAAAGTTTTCATTAATTTTTCTTACAATCCAGTTAAACATATTTTCATAAATAACTTTCATCATTGTAATAATAACATTATGTGATTCTATATCTGTTAATTTTTTAATAAAACATTCTGAATTAATATTAATTTCTTTCTCAAGACATGATTTTTTTAATTCATTAAATGGAATAGAGAGTAGATGACTTACATTTTTTAAAGGAATTTCATCAATTATTTTATTATCTTTAACTCTAACATTACCCATATGTAAGATCGCACTAACTATGTTAAATATATTTTTAATATCATTATTAGTAAAATTCATGATATAAAATGCTTCAATTAATTTATGATATTGTTCTTTATCATCTACATCATCATTTCTATTAAAACAATTACTATTATTAATAATTTTAAAGTCATTGATATTAGTTAAATAAAATTGTTTTTTTTCATCTTGAGTCATTCCTTTTAAAAGTAAATAAAATATATGAAAATTTCTTTCGCCATTTTTTTGACGAATTAATCTAACCTTTTCTAATAAATAAGTTTCAATATTTGCACCAATAATTTTATCTTCTTCATTGAAATAAATTTTTATATATTTCCCAAAACGACTTGAATTATCATTCATTAATGTTTTAGCATTACCAAATGCTTCTAATATTGGATTTGATTCTAGAAGTTTTCTTTCTACAGAATTTTTATTTGTATCAAAATTAGAACTTACTTGAGATAAATATCTCATAATATATCTTGTTGAGAATGTTTTTCCACTACCACTATTCCCACTAATTAAAACAGATTGATTACCTTCTTTATTTTTAATATTTGTATAAACTTTACCAATAACATCATATAAATGAGGATTATTTTTATTTACACGATTATTATAATTTTTAATACTGTTATCATCATAAATATTGAGTTGTTTAAATGGATTAACAGCAATTAATATTTGTCCTGTATATGTATAAATATTATTAGTTTTATATCTGGAATATAAAGCATTTAATACAGAAGGTTCATTTAAATGTTGCAGATTCATTAAATCATCTACATTATCTCCATCATCATTTCTGAATTTAATTCTATCATAATTTGTAATATGTTCATCGTCATGATGATTATTATAATTGACTAATACACCACCATTATTATTTTTAGATACGACAATACCGTCATACCATTGTCCAAGTTTTTCAATCCAAACTTTTCTATTAGATTCCATTTCTTTATGAATTGGTATATATTATATGTGTAAAATAATATTAACTTTAAATCATAAACAAAATTAAAAACGATTTAGTTATGCTTAACTCAAATTTACTATAAAAAACATTTGAATGTTTTTATGTATACAAATATTCGTGGACGGACCCTTGTGGTCAGCAGAACATATAAATTTTTTAAATCATTAAGATATCGTCATATTAATGTTGATATTAGAGAATTTAAAAATTATAAAGACAAATTAACAAATCATATAAAAGAAAAACATATTTCAAATATTATTCATGATTATAAATTACAGATGGACAATATTCCATTTCTAATTTTAAGAGATTTATGTGAAACATTATCTTTATATGATATATTTGAACAATATTATGAATTAAGTGAACCACTTGATGAAGAATATGTTAAAAATTTAAACAGAAAATTTTGTAAAGTTCCATATATTCCAAAAAAATTGAAAGCTGTACTGGCGAATGATAAATTAGAGTTATTAAGAAAATTTCAAGATCCAAATCTAGAAATTGATGCACGTGAACATTTAACATTATTTAGATCATTAATCATTAAATTTTTTCTCAAGGATAAAACTTGTAGAGAAAATTTATTTAAAATACAACATATTTATCTCGAACAAAATACAACACATTTTAAAAAATATGAAATTTTTAATAAAAAAAATTTAAAAAAGGGAACTTATTATCAACCATTTGTTAATAAAATATTAAAATTTTATTTTCATAACAAATTATATTTTAATACAATGAGTGATATTTTACCAATAATCGGTTATAAAAATGAAATTCCTGTATTTGATCCAAATTTATTTGGATTATCTAAAACATTTTATCCTTTACGAACTTTGAAAATGATAAACGTACAATATACAGTATTAATTTCAAGGCATGGAAATATTGATTAAATTAAAATTTATTAAGTCCCTTTAAATTTTGACTTCAGCACACATAATAGTAGCAATTAATTTTTTAAAAAGATGAGATAAAGCACAAGAAACTTTATAGATAATAAGAGTAGAGTTTTCTTTTGGAGTTTCATTTAAATAATGCATACCTCCAATAACTGGAAGATTTTTTGGAATTTTTTGTAAAACTTCAAATTTCCATAAAACATATCTAAGTCCACTGACAATTGCACCAGTCATAATATTATTAACTGCTTGATATTTAAAAAATGTAGCATGTGTTGCTTGGACAACAAGGGTTTGTAAGAATGTAGAAATAAAGACAAGAATTCCACAAAGAACTGAGTCATAAATAAGAGTATTATCTAATCTAGTATCATCTTGTACATTTCTTGGTAATAAAACAGAACCATTTGCTTTTTTAATATCAATTAAAAATGAAGGAGCAGTATCTGGTATACGTTTAATTGCTTCACTTAAAAAGTATCTAATAATAACAGCGATTGCTCCACAAATAAGAGCATTAGTAAGATTTTT